AACCACTTCGCTAGGCAGAGAGGAGATTTCTCCCTCTCGAGCCAGATATTCCATATAGCCAGAATGGAATTTCTGTTTTCCTGACTTATAAGTACGGGTTTTCGTAAAGAAAGAGACTGGAGCATTCTTAACGAAAGCAGAGTTTCGATAGGAATGTAAGACAAGACGTCCATCTCTATCTACGTCCTGGTACTTACGAGGCCGCTCAGGAGCTATCGATTTCTTGGCGACCTCAGCGAACTCACGGAAAGGTAAGCCATTAATCCAAGTTCTACCAATAAAATGGTATGGCTCGGTGACTGACCCAGATAAGGATTTAACCGCATTCATCCTCATTCCGTACAGTTCACTTAGCAAGCTCGCATAAACTTGCAAGTCTGGTTTCTTTTTGCTGAAAAACAGCATGTCGTCACCTAATACCCACACTTCGTCTGTTCGTAAACTCAGATTGTACGTGAATGATAACGTGCCGATTAGGCAAAGATTGGCAAAGCTATCTACTATCTGAGTAAAATACGAACCAGAGGGTACTCCATGCCTCTTACCAGTATACAGCTTCGGACCAGAAGCATCTGGCATAACAATCGGAGTGTGAATGAAATAGTCTTCCACTAAGTCAAAGATGTCGGAGACAGTCTTGCCAAAGCCTACTTCTTCGTTAGGATCAAACCAGGTTCTTAGAGCTGCAAAGGCACTCTTTATGATTCCGTATGAGATGGTTGTGTCGAACTTCGACGCATCCATTGACACATAGTAATCATTATGAGAGGCGGCTCTACGCATCTCAACTCCCAAGAGAGCAGAACGCTTGCCAAAAGCGAAAGGCGTCTTGAATGAACCCTTAAACTTATTAGTGAGAGGCCTAGCCAAAGTGCCTTCAAGAATAGTCGCAGTAAAGGGGTACATCCAGATAAGCCTGCCAAACTTATCCTCTTGAGTACGAACGCCCGCAAGACAAGGCTCAATGGCCTTACCTTGAAGAATCTGAGGAATCTTGCGCATAGCAATGGTAAATGACTCTCCCTTAGAAAAACCATAATTGGTTAAGCCAGCGGAAGCTTCTCCATTGATGTTCAAAAGACTGAAGAGCTCAGAGATATCGCCATCCAATCTTACAGGATGAAGAAAGTCCTGTGATTCCGGCCTAGCTAAGCAGCGGAACGCAAAGTCCCTGCCTGAACGAACTCTGTCGTCAGAAAAATCGACAGAGAAGGAATGCTCAGGCGAATACAACTCCAGAATCTCACGAATTGCATCCACCTTGTAAAGGTTCCTAGCTTTGTACTCCAGATTAGAAGCTCCCCCTTTGTGAAGTAGCGCGACAGCTACTTTATCAAAATAGGGTTTCTCCACATCGTGAAGCATTCGTCTATTCCACTCTACAAGACTTTTCCTATTATGAGAGCGTACTCTAAGTGGCATAGTACACACCTCCAAAGAAAAGTCGTCCTTTAGATCACCTTTCATCGTTTCTTTCAGAACACTTACTACTTTCATCATCTTTCCCGTCCATGCATTATGGTGAAATTGGTTCATGCGTAGCGTTTTTGGCCAACGTATTACGG